CTTACTAAAGGTTTTAACATTGCTAGACCATACGCACAACAGTTGGTCAACCAGTTTAAGAACTGACACACTAGCACCCCACGGGGTGCTTTTTCTTTGTATAATAAAAGAGTCAACAACAAAAGGAGCATTAATGCAACTTAGACAAATCGCATCTAACATGACACAGTTAGACCTTGCAAATGGCACTTCAGTTTTATTCTCATATAGAACACCCGTTGCATGTCTATCTGATAACGGATACTACAGAACTTCCAAGTCATGGTCTGTCACAACATCACGCCACATCAACAAATGGTTAGGCGGTGTACTTGCTAAAGAGCAACCCCAATCATACTTTGATGGTCTCTGTGATGGTATTTGATCGCATGATAATGTCATTACACTTTGGCAGACATTTTTGGTTAGATGATGAGGGCGACCTAATGAGTTGCCCCACTTTCAAAGATGGCACACCAGACCTAGACAATTACGATTATGTGCTAGACTGGGAAGACACAAGCGACTTAAATCTTTCAAGTTTGCTTACTATTCACCGTTCACTATTGGAGGATTTTTAATGAGTGATACACGGCACCTAAGCATGACCGAATCAGAGGAGGACGTGCTAGTCAAAATGGCAATGTTTTTCATTGATAACGGGTGGATGGATGATGAGAGTCAAGACGCATTTGATTCTCTTACAGACAAAATTTGTGACCCTTCACCCTTTGATTATACATGAAAGTTGATGTGTATTCAATGCTAGATGGTCAGACGGTTGACCGCATAGCAGAGGACATTGCCGAAGCATTGGCAAAAAATGGTTATGATGTCTCAGCAGTTAGTTGGGACATTGAATGCAATGTACACTCACTCACGGAGGATCTATGAAATTAACAACGGATCAACAAGACGAGATCATTGACGCATTCTCAGAGCTAATTGTTGATGGCATGGACACTAAGACCCTTTGCCAATATGTGTATGATGATTTAATAGATTATTACACACACAAATGCACATGGGAAGAGTTCAAAGAATTTGTGGACAATCATGATCCAGAATTATTTGATGAACTCCTGGACAACACTCTACAACAATTTCCTAAAACACCTCAATCATTATGACTTTAATTCGCTATTGGACAAAGTGGGATCAACAGTGCAGGTATTTAACTTGCTACTCATCAGACCATGCTGATGAGATGGTCAATTATTACATATCCCACGGGCAACATGCAGAGCTATGTGCCAGAGCACAAACTGGCACGACCTATAGTGCACTGACCCCATAAGGGTGTATTATTAAAGAGTAGTCAACCAATTCTTTTATGATCCGCTTTGAACTAACAATGGGAAGAAACATCCCAGACAATGGTAAAGTCTCTGACGCAATGATGGATGATTTTATTAAGCGTGAGATCATGCCACATTTTGAATACGGGACTTTCATTGATGGCATCGGATTCTGGAAGGGTGAACAGGAAGCAACAAAGATTTTTTATCTTGAGGTTGCTGACAATGAGGTTGACCATTATGAGGTAATCTTCAATTGCATTGCTTACGCATATAAGAAGCAATTCAGACAAGATGCCGTGATGGTCTCACAAGTACAATCCAACACAGTGATGAGATGACCACTAAGAAACTTTTGAAACTCGCCCGTGCAAACGGGTGGGTTCTACATAGAACAGGATCAAGACATTTCATTTACCGACGTGGGCAACAGACCATAACAATTCCTTTCCAGGTGAGAGGGTTCGTTGGTAACAACATTTCCAAATCATTAGTTAAAATTTAATGTCACACTATTCTATGCCATATCTGCCCAAGGCAGACACCAAAACTGTGTCACTCTTTGAAGTGGCACTAGCTCTACTCTCTTCTTTCTTTTAACATGGGCACACCTATCACACAGGCAAATCAATCAGTCTTCGCCGTTCAACCTGCATCATGGAAAAACTTTGATCAACACGGTTGCACATGGGCAGAGAATATGGCAAACGCCTATTCACTCGCCAAGCTATGGGTGAAGGATGAACAGGAAGCAGCGATGATATGGTGCGTGCCACTTAAGGGAGTGGCATACAGATGGTTGAGATACTCAGGGAATAACCCTATAATATGAGTATAAATCACACAGGCATCTTATGTTCAACAAAGACCTCACTCCAATCTATGATGGAAGAGTCCTAGTCAACAAATCAGCAATGAAAGATCCTGTCGTTATCGCAGCACTTGAAGCAATGGCAGCGAGAAACTTTGAACCACTGCCCACACCAACTGGGGGCACCTGGAACATAAGCGACAGACACTAAATCACACAGGGGCAGTTAAATGCCCCTTTTTTATGCGTGAAGGGGTCGCCAAGCGATGTCAAAAACGGTCAAGTCCCTAACCTACAAAAGTATCCAGACGAGCGAGAAATAAATAGAATTACAAAATTGAAATTACAAAACCTTGAATTTCAAAAAAATTTCCCCAGGAAAAAATCATGGAAAAAGTTGAATGGAAAGATTGGGATGAAATCCTAGACAACTTTGATGACTTCTGTGACAACTTTGAAAACCGTGCCACTAAGGCTTATAATATAGGAGATCAAAATGAAGGACGAGTTATTGAAGCAACTGAACGATCAGGAGAAGACACTCCTGTGGCTGTCCGAGAGGTGCAGCACACTAGAACAGAGGATATCCCAGTTAGAGAATCCGTCGTTGATGTACAAGCGACCCAGTGCGAGTGATCAAGACTATGAGACTATCGCTCAAACACTTGACTACCTTCACAATAACATTGAGGGGTTAAAGGGAGACCTACTGAAAGTAGCGAAAGCAGTATGATAGACACTTCCCCTAGTTCTATCCGAGTATTCTTTATTATTGTATTATCAGTAGTATGGTTATACTTACTTGTAGAAACACTTGCAGTTAACTCTGTGGAAAACGAAAATAAGAGGAAAAAGAAATGACAGTAGGTTTAGACGGTTTAGAAGTAACAGGACCTTTCCTAGTAGGTGAGAATACTGTAGACACTCCATCTACAAATGCGAACTGCGTGTATTCTGCTGCAGCTCTTGGAGGGGTACCCATACCTACTACAGTTTTCTTTAACGAAGGTGCAGAGATGATTAAGGTAATCCCTCCTGGACATATATGTGCACCAGTACCTGCATCAAATCTTAATTTTCCACCCGTTCCATCTTGTGTACCAGCACGATCTATGCCAACTGCAGAAAATTGTGTTAACAAGACAGTTCGTATTAATGGCGTGTTTCCCTGTGTAGCTTCTACACCACCATTGGGAGGGGATCAAAGTCTTATCACAGCATATCCTACACCACGTAGAGCCTTGACAGGACCGTTTCAATGTCCTACAATAATAATCGGATCACAATTAGAATAATATGGCAAAAGTTAAATCATCTCTGAGTGGGCAGTCGTTCGTTGAGGCAATTCCCAAGAAAACTCGTCAGGGTACTGGGAAGCATACAAAGTATTCTGCGACTTCAGCGAATAAAGCGAGGAAGAGATATAGAGGACAAGGGAGGTCATGAAATTTCCTGAACGCCGAACGGGGGGTCACCGATGGATCTGAAAGAAAAGATTAAAACTGCAAAAGCACGTCAACAAGAATTACAACTTCTAATTGATGCATGGGAGGAAACCCTACCAAAAAAGAAGTTTGGTGAGAAGAATGATCATGTGGAACCTACCATAGATACTCCGATGGGTAAAATAAGTGAAACCCTAATGAGTGGATCGCTAGGCGATTATTATAAACAACCAAAAGAGGAACATAATGGCTCTAACTGAACAAGTTGAAAGTTCTCTTAAGAACGCACAAGAGGACTTACGTGAGGCACTTGCGTTTGCTGCACGTACTGAGAAATCATGGATCAATAAGCATATTGCTGATATGCTAGCTAAGATTGATAGTATAGTAGACGTAGAACAACTTATGACTGATGTTGAAACGTATATGGAGGATATAGAATGATAATCGTATACATCATCGTAGGTCTATTATTGTTTCTACTTGGTTGGGGTGTATGGTTAACATTCGGACCTGGCAAGACAGAATTAAGAGATCAAATTGATGAACATGCTAAGATGCATGAGTTAGGGATTGCTCATGGTCACAGTCCGAAAAAAGGATGATTGGTATAAATTAGCTTAATCCCATGTACCATTATGAACGGACGAGTGAATAAAGTAAATATGACTGCTTACGTTAATAAGATGAAAACAGGTCTTTATGATAAGCACTGGTACCCTGAGTGGGATGACCGCCAAAGAGGAGCAGCACAGAGGATTCTAACAAATGTGTTAGAAAGATTAGACGAATATTGGGAATGATATGACCGAAGAAAAGATTAGGGAGATTCTACCCCATTTATGTTACACTAAAGAGGAGGTTGATGTTCTTATTCGTGCTGCTGTAGATGAAGCACGAGCAATAGATGAAGCATCAATGGCAAAGCACAACCGAGAAGCAACTATCATTAGTATGATTCTTGGTTTTACTTGTTTAGCTCTCTTTCTAGACGGTCTATTACGTATTCTAGGTGTCATACCTCCTTTCATGCACCTTGATGTAAATGTTATTGATCAGATTACAGATAAAGTTGAGCAAGATTTACTTCCACTACTTCAAAAAGTACCCCGAATATGACTTTTTTAATTGCAATAATGTCATTTGCAAACTTTGTTTTCTACCCTTTGGTGGTAGGAACCATTATTGCAGTGATTATTGAGCAGATTTTTAGATCTGTAGGTAATGAAGATGACCCTGAAGCAGTAAAGAGGGTCTTTATTTCTATGGGTATTAGAAAATACCTATGGAGACAAGCTTGGTTATTCAATATTGTTTGGTTTATTGGATATTTTCTACTAATGTTTGTTTTTAAACCAGGACAAAACCAAATGCCCGAAATGATTTGGCAAGGATAACCTATGGGACAAATTAATACACACCATGTTAGGAAGTATCTTCCTATTTTTGATACTATTGTAGACGGTCATGAAGAAATCAACGTCTACTTGAAGGCAGTTTTAGAAGAGTATAAGGAGAAATACCCAGAAAGTAACGAAAGTAACGTCAAGGCATGGCATAGTCAGTGGAAAACCCATGAGATTATGTCTCCTCATCTTGATAATTTTGTAAAATCTGTCACAGATGCTGTTAATTTTGTTGCTCAAGGGTATTTCCCTAAGTGTAATGCTGAATGGGTATGCAGAAACATGTGGTTTGCTGATTATAAAGAGGGTGATTACACCGTTGCACATGATCATTGGCCATCAGCATTCGCAATTTCTTATTATGTTGAGCTAGACGAGAACCCTTCGTCTATAGTATTTGAACGCAAAGAGAAAAGAGATGAATTTACTGGTGCATTTGACCAAGAATTGTGTTTAAAACCACAAGTTGGTCAACTTTTGATCTGGCCATCTAATTTAATGCATGAAGTTCCTCCTGTAAAAGGGAGACGACTCGTTATTTCTGCAAACTTTGACCTATTAAGACATGCTTGATTATAAAACTGCTGGTGTTGACATAGATGCTGGTAATAATTTTGTTAATGACATTAAAGAAATCGTAAAATCTACTCATAGGCCAGAGGTCTTGGGTGGATTTGGTGGTTTTAATGGTATGATGAAAATACCAGAGGGATATAATAATCCTGTTTTGGTATCTGGTACTGATGGCGTAGGTAACAAAGGGTATCTTACAACATTACAATCAACTGGTAATCTAGATGTTATGAAAGATGTAGGACAAGATCTAGTTGCTATGTGTGTCAATGACGTTATCACATGCGGTGCAGAACCTCTGTACTTCTTGGACTATATCAAATGTAATACACTTAGACCAGAACTCCTCAAACCCCTTGTAGAGGGCATAGGTGATGCATGTAAAGAATCAGGTTGTACACTACTTGGAGGAGAAACAGCAGAACATGGTGAACGTCCTGGAGATCCAGGTCATTTAGAGCTTGCTGGTTTCTGTACTGGTGTTGTAGAGGAAAAAGATATTATAGATGGTAGAGATATAAAGAAGGGAGATAAGATTATTGGTCTTTCAAGCAGTGGTTTACACTGTAATGGGTTTAGTCTGGTTAGGTATCTTACATTCCGTCATAAATTGTTTATAAGTGAACATCCTGAAATACTTGCCCCTACTAGAATCTATGCTAAGATAGTAAAAACTTTAATAGATAACATACCTGTTCTTGGTATGGCAAACATTACAGGGGGTGGACTTGTGGAAAACCTTCCCAGATGCCTCCCAGAGGGTCTCAGAGCAGAGATAGACTATACAGCATGGAAACGTCCTGAAATCTTTAATGTTATCCAGAACGCTGGAGAGATAGAAGAAGAGGAGATGAAGAGAGTTTTTAATTTAGGTATAGGTTATTGCTTAGTTGTTCCACCTGACGTAGTTGAAGAAAGTTTCTATGTCCTTAGAGCTTACGATTCTTTAGTAGAGTCATATGATTCATTTGTTATAGGAGAAATACAATGATTATAAAAGGAAAAGTTAAAACAGTATTTTCAACTGATAAGGAAGATGAGGTTATCATCCAGTATGAAGATAAAGTTACTGCAGGTAATGGCAAGAAAGAATTAGATATAGAAGGTAAAGGTGAGGTCTGTTGTCAGATCTCTACTGTCATGTTTAAGATGTTAGAGAAGAGAGCAGTAAAGACACACTACATTAACATGCCTACTCATAAGGCAATGACTTGTAAGAAGGTAGATATCATTCCTATTGAAGTGGTAGTTAGAAATATTGCTACTGGTTCTCTTGTTAGAGATACCTTTGGTATTGAGGAAGGTACTAGATTTGAGCATCCTGTGGTAGAATACTACCTTAAGAGTGATGAGAAGGATGACCCTCTTCTAACATACCGTAGAATTAACCTAATGGGTTATGGTAAAGAGCTTAAAGAGTTTGAATACCGTGCTCAATGGATTAATAAGGAATTGAAAAAGATATTCCATGAATGTGGTCTAGACCTTGTAGATTTTAAATTGGAGTTTGGATACGATGTTGACGGCAATTTACTCTTGGCTGATGAACTATCACCTGACGGAATGCGACTCTGGAATCAGGGTACCAAAGAGAATTATGATAAGGACATTTTTAGAAAAGGTGGTGATGGCGAAGAAATGTTAGAAAAGTATAGAGAAATTCTTGGTAGTCTCCTTAACATTCATTCTCGTGATGATGATGCTGAGAATGAGAGAACTGTAAAGCCAGAATATGAATTACCACCTAGAGGACCAATTTAATGTATCAAGCACTTCCCCCAGAACTACATGTAAAGGATAGTCCTATTGCAGGACAAGGACTATTTGCTAAGGAAGATATAGATGCCATGATGTATCTTGGTATCTCACATGTTGTGGTGGATGATGATATTATGAGAACTCCGTTAGGAGGATTTGTAAACCATAGTGAAGATCCAAATTGTGTTAAATGGTATGAAGAAGAGGATTGGGGAAAGATCTATCACATGAAAACAATTAGGTCTATTAAGAAGGGAGAAGAGTTATTTTTGAAGTATACTTTCTATAGTGTAGATAAATAGAAACAGCCTATGCTGTGTCTAAATGCCAACCTTCCAGACGTTTAAAGATTTAAGCGTCACATTTAAGAAGCACCCTGTCACTGATGATCTTGTCACAGTGAAAGATAAAGCTGCGATTGTACAATCAATCACAGGATTACTTCTTACTAGGAAGGGTGAAAGACCATTTCAACCAAACTTAGGATCTGGTATACAGAGTCTTTTGTTTGAACCACTTGATTATGGATCTGCTAGTATTCTTAAATCTAAGGTTGGAAATGTTTTAAATCAATATGAACCACGTATTGTAGTTGATTCTATTCGTTGCGAACCAGATTTTGATAACAATGGATATGAAGTAGAATTATCTTACACGATTATCGGTAGAGAAGACGCACCCATAGCAGTAGAATTCTTCTTAGAGCGTACACGATAATGCCGTATACACAGGTAGCCAATTTAGACTTTGAGGATATCAAAGTTGCCCTTAAAGAATACCTAAGGGCACAGTCAGATTTTACTGATTATGATTTTGAAGGATCAGCATTAGCGACTCTGGTAGATACACTCGCCTATAATACGTATTACACGGCGTTTAATACTAATATGGTAGTCAATGAACTATTCATTGATTCTGCCACTCTTAGAGACAATGTAGTAGCAATAGCAAAGCAGTTAGGATATAGACCAAAATCTGCTACTTCTCCTACAGCATATGTTTCATTTACAGTAAATTATACAAACCCAACAAGTGATACAGAGTTGTTACTTAAGAAGGGTACAGGTTTTATAACAAATTATGATAACAACATCTATCAATATGTTGTATTAGACGATTTCAAAGCACAAGTAGCAAATGATACAGCAATATTCACAAATGTACCAGTAAAAGAAGGAACATCACTTACTAATACATTTACTATTAATGAATCACAAAAGTCACAGAAATTTATTTTAGACAATCAGAACATAGACACTAATACTATTAGAGTAAAGGTCTTCCCTGGTGGTGGAAGCTTTAGTGAACCATATCTAATAGCAGATAACATACTTGGTGTTGATGGTAACTCTAAAGTCTTTTTCTTAGATGAGATTGAAGATGAGAGGTATGAGATCCTAGTGGGTGACGGGGTTCTCGGCAAGAAGTTAGATGATGGTACACGTATTGAAGTATCATACCTAACAACTTCAGGTTCAGAGAGTAATGGTGTTAGAACCTTTATATTCGCTGGTGTATTAGAAAATCCTGATGGTGTAACTCCAAATTCATATACCACCACTATTGACTCTACAGTTGCTTCATCTGGCGGTGAAGAGATTGAAAGTATTGATAAGATCAAATATACTGCTCCTAAGTCATATGGAACACAGGAAAGAGCAGTAACAGCACAAGATTACGAAGCAATTGTCAGAAGAGTATATCCAGCAACAAGTGACATCATTATTTTTGGTGGAGAAGATCAAGATCCTCCAGAATATGGTAAAGTTTTTATATCTTTAAAACCAAAAGATGCAACATACCTTACATCTTTAACAAAACAAGAAATTATAAAAGAGTTGAAGAAGTATGTTATTGCTTCAGTAGAACCAAAACTAGTAGATCCATCAGTTCTATATGTTGAGCTAGCAAGTAAGATCTATTACGATAGTAGTATTACTGATCAGACTACTTCACAGATTAGAGATAAAGCAATCGGTTCAATTCAATCTTATCTTGAGACTAGTAAGACTGAAAAGTTTAATGGTAAATTTAGGCATAGTAAAGCTGTTGCAGTTATAGATGATGCAGATAAGTCTATCAATTCCAATCTCACGAATGTAACAATGAGAAAGGATTTTTATCCTTCACTTAACTCAACTTTCTTTTATGAAGTATGTTTCCAGAATGAGTTTGATAAAGATTGTGAGGAACCTACTCTGTCTAGCACTGGGTTTAGAGTAACAGAGTATCCTAATTTTGATGTATATCTAGAGGATAACGACGGCAATATCGTCCTATATAGACTGGATACTGCAACTGGTGAAAAAGTTGTCCTTGACAAGGATATTGGTGATATAGATTATGTGAAAGGCGAACTTAAGATGTACAATTTAACTATTATTAAAGGTAGTTTCTTTGACAATCGCATTTCTATTAGAGTTAAACCAAAATCCAAAGATATTAAGGCAATGCGTGAAGTATATCTAGATGTTGATGTTGCCAATTCTTCATTCACTGCATATAAAGAGTAAAGACGAATGCCATCCGTAAAGACTAAGCGAATTTCAACTCTTATTGAGACGCAGCTTCCTGAGTTTATTACAACTGAATACGAACTATTCTCTAAGTTTGTTCAGAAGTATTATGAAGCACAGGAGGTACAGGGTGGTACCTTGGATGTTATTAGTAACATTCAGAAGTACGCTGATATTGATTATTATGAACAAAATATTCTTAGACAGTTTGATATCTTGGGCACTAGTATTTCTAGTTCTGATGATACAATTGTACTACAAGATGCAACGAGTTTTCCGAAGAAAAACGGATACGTCAGAATAGATGATGAGATTATATTCTATTCAACTAGAACTAATACAACACTAAGTGGATGTTCTAGGGGTGTTAGTGGTAATACCACTTTAGGTGATCTTTATGAAGAAAGCACCTTTACTGGTACTACAGCAGATGCACATAATTCAGGACAGAAGGTTTACAATATTAGTAACCTTTTCTTATATGCATTTGTAAAGAATTTTGAGAATCAATACCTTGGTTCATTTCCTGAGAAATATCTTAAGGGAGAAGTAGATAAGAGAACTTTAATTAAAAATATTCAAAAGTTCTATAAAGCAAAAGGAACCGATAGTTCTATTAAATTTGTTTTTAATACTATCGTTTCTAAAGAACATGACGATAAACCTGAAGTATACAAGCCAAGAGATTTTACCTATAAGGTATCTGAATCTGATTGGACTAGTGTATATGCTCTTAAATGTAAGGTTGTATCTGGTGATGTAAAAAGTTTAATAGGACAAAAAATTATACAGACTGCTACTGATGAATATGGGTATGCAGATGCTACTGTTGATAATGTATATGCTGATGGTACTTCTGACAATGAAGTAGTATATAATATTGTATTAGCTCCAGAGACTGTTAATGGAGATTTTGCAATATCAACTAAGACTAAAACAGAAAGAGAATTTTCTGGAATATCTACAACTGGAAATAGAATTAATGTTTCATCTACTCTTGGATGGAGTTCTACAGGATCATTCTTGATTGGAACAGAAACAATTACTTTTAGTTCCAAGACTGCAACTCAGTTTATTATTGATGAAAGACAACCTTCAGGAGCACTTAATTATTCCGTTGGTACTTCGGTTTATAAACCAGTAACTATAAGTGGTTCTGGCGTAACACTATTAACATTTGGTGTTGTATATAATTTAACACCCGAAACTAAACAACCATATTCAAGTCCTGGAGATAAGATTGAAGTTTCCAATCCAGGTTTTGAAACTGATGATAGTAAGATAATTAAAGTTGGTACAAAAGATACTAGATGGATATTTGATCAAGGTAATTCTCCTTTAATACCAACACTTCCATCATTGGAGTCATCAATAAGTGAATTAACTACAGATGTATCTTCTATATTTGCAGATGATCAGTATTATTACATTACAAGTTCTGGTTTCCCATCACATAAAATTTTAGATGGATCTACAGTAAACGAAGAGTTATTAGATCAGAAGTTACTTCGTATTATTAGAAAGAAGGCTACAAGAACAACTGAAAAATATGCAACATCTAGAAGAGATAATGGTATCCTTTTAAATGGTATTCCTGTTTACAGTTATAAAGATTATGATAGTGTTCGTTATGGTAAATTAGAGCAGATTAAAGTAAACACTCAAGGAAGAGGATATACTTCACCACCATTTGTTTTAATAGATCAAGTTCCTAATAAAGCTAGAGCAGTTCTTGCTGGTGAAGTTGTTGAGAGTATTATTGTAGATACTAAAGATATTTTCCCAAGAACACCTGATATTACAATTACTTCTGGTAGAGGTGCAGTTGTTAGAGGAATTGTTACTGGTGGTAAAGTAACGAGTTTATCTATTGATAATCCAGGTGAATATTATTCTTCACCTCCACTTGTTAGAATTAGAGATAATGCTGGTAGAGGAAGATTTGCAACTTATAATTCAGTAGTAAACACTGATGGTAATATCACTGGATTTGAAAAAATTGACGAAGGTAATTTCTATAACCAAAATACTATTATTGTAGATATTATTCCTGTTGGTGAAGAAGCTAGTGGTATTCCTTTACTTAAAGAATGGAATTATAACAGATACACAAAATTAGAAAATGAACTTGATACTGAGAATGGTTATATTTTCCAGAATTATAACAATGCTTTAGAATATGGTTATGGTTATATTGCTAATCCTAAATCTTTAAGAGTAAGTCTTAATGACAATATAAGTGGTACTGGATCTGAACCATCAACTAAAACACATTCTCCTATTATAGGATTTGCGTATGATGGTAACCCTATATATGGTGCTTTTGGTTATGATAACCCACTAGATGCATCAACTGCTATTACTAGAATGACTTCTAGTTATTCTTTAAATGCAGCACGTGCTGAAGGACCTACCGTTAATGAATATCCATTAGGTACATTCAATAATGATTATACCTATACTCATAAATCTGGTACTCTAGATGAAAACAATGGACGATTTTGTGTTACCCCAGAATTTCCAGAGGGAACTTATGCTTATTTCATTACTATTGATAGTAATCAAGTACCGCAATACCCCTATATTATAGGTGAAAATTATTACTCTTTACCTGTAGACAGTAATTATAATTCTAATATTAATCAGGATGATATTCCAAAGAATTCTAAGAAGTATTATGTTCCTGGAATGCAAGGTAATGGAGAAGGTCTTGTAGCTTCTATTGCTGAAGTAAGATCTGGAACAGTTGATTCAATAGATGTTATTAATACATCTAATAATTTCTCTATTAATTCACAGATATATTTTAATAATGATGGTACAGAGGGATCTGAAGCAGAATCTATAATATCTTCTGTTAAAGGTAAGGGTGTTAGTTATCTACATTCAAGAGAGAATAAAGTTGTTAAGTTAACAACAATACAAAGTGCATATCTATTTGCTGATGATACTTTAACTCAACCATCTTCTGGTGCTTATGGAGAGATTGTTGGTACAGTAAAGAATGATAGTACAGTTGTACTAAAGAATGTAGTTGGTACATTTGATAACACTGGTACTTTCTCTGCTGCAATCAAAACATTTACAGTTTTATTAGATCAAAGAAGTTCATATACTAAAGGTGCAACATTAAGTCTTACTGATGGTGTTAATGCACCTATTGCAACTGCTGAAGTATTAGAAGGTACAACCTCTCAAAACGTAGTCCAGATCAAGGTTCTCACGGGTACATGGATTGTTGATGATACATATTTCTTACAATCTGATGATTTGTTTAATACTTCTGGAACAAGGATTGTTAGATTAACATCAATGAGTGATGGGTTAGAACCATTTGAAGTTAATCAAAGTGTTGCACTTGTAGAGACTACATCACCACATGGTTTAGGTATTGGTGATAACATTGAAATTGATATCAATCCAAATCATACTACTAAAGTAAAAACATATTATTTAAGGAAGAGATTATACCAAGAAGCTACATTAATTCCACCTGAGAATAAGACTAATATTAATTTTACAGGTATTGGTAAGTTTTCAATACTTAATGGTGGTGCAGATTACACTGCTGGCACATATACTACAGTTTCATTAACAGGTGGATCTGGTAGTGGTGCAACTGCTACTTTCATTGTATCTGATGCAGGTATTGTATCAAATGTTACAATACAGAATGCTGGTACTGGATATAAGAGAGGAGACTATGTATCTGTTGCAGATGAAGATCTAGTAAGATCTGGTGCTTCTCAATCTACAGCAAGATTTACTTTATATGTTGATCATGCTGGAATCTCTGCTGGTGCTACAAAGCTAGTAGTAGACAGTGCTCTTGGATTTGCTGATAATGATTATATCAAGATTGGTGATGAGATTTTAAAAATTGTTTCTATTAACAATAATGATATTAGTGTAACTAGAGGTCAACAAGGAACAGATGATGTAGATCATTTTGATGGTCAGGAAGTAGTTCTTTATGAGTCAAGATATAACTTTACTACCAATTTTGAAATATTCAATACAGCAACAACTGGTTATGTTCAATCATATGATCCTGTTACACAAAAGATTACTATTGTATATGATTATGGTACTCTTAGTTCAACTGCAGATAAGGTTGTATTAAGTTCTAGTTTCTTTGATGCCAGTGAACCAAAGAGATTGGTTTCTATTAAGTCTGCTGGAGATGTAAATTATAAATTTGAATTTTCAGATGATAATGTATCATTTGTGTCTAATCCTAATATAGGATTACAAGAATACTATAAGTATAAGTTTGATACGTCTCATTCTAGTCTCACTGGGACTTACTTTGATATTAGTCCAAGTAATAACTATAATTTAGTTACTGTTGAGAAAACAGAGTCTACTATATTACCTGGTAATAATGGAGCATATACAGATGTAATATTTGGATTTGGTTCTAGATTAGAAACAAATTTATTAACCACTAAAGTAGGTACTGACTTTACAAATTTCTATTACTTTGATAGGAAGAATGTAGTTGGTTCTGATAATTCATATTTCAGTATTATAAAAGATCCACTTCAAGGTACAAAGATTCTTAATTATGTTACCCCAAATCGTTTTGTTTATGATGTTCCTAGTCAGCCTCTTTGGGATGGTTCTGGATCCATTTCTTATACTACTACTGGCCAGTTCGCTATCGGTGAGATTAACACAGTAGATATTATAAACTTAGGACTTAATTATAAAAAGGTTCCTATTATTAGAGGTGTAGATCCAAGTACAGATTATAGAGCTTCTGCTACTGTATCATTTGATACAAATTCTAATATTATAACTGGTGTTGAAATAGTTGAGAAAGGATCTAATTATTCTAAACCAAAAGTTATCATTACTGATGGTGATGGTTCTGATGCTGAATTTGATATTGTAGTAAGAAATGGTGAGATATTCTCTATTGTAGTTTCTAATCCTGGTAAAGGATATACGTATACTCCTACAATTAGAATTATAGAAAGTGATGTTCAAGCTTATGTTTCTAGTTCTACAATCGGAATTCCTCAAAGTGTTAATATCATACAGAATGGTGGTGGATACCATAAAGATAAAACAGTAGCATCTAGTTATTCTTCAAGCTATGTTTTAGGTGTTCAAGGAACAGGTCTAGTATTATCTTTAAAAAATCCATCACAATTAGCTGGACAAAGATATTGGAATACTCCAACTTACATTGGTCCTTTTACTGTAGGTGAAGAGGTTACTCAAAAACATATTGATGATGCCACTGGTGTAGAAATTATAGATGCAAAAGGTATAGTTGGTGAATGGGATGGTGAGACTTTAATTATCTCAGAAGTTACTTTTGGAGAATTTTTATATAAACCAGATGATCCATTCTATGATGGTGGTAATTATGAGATATATGGTAATGGTACAACAACTAGTCCAGGCGGTCCTTCGGGTAATCCTGCTACATATACAAATCGTGCAATAATAACTTCAACACCTATAGATGGTGGTACCAATATACCAGAGTATCAAAAAGGTGAGACAGTAGTTCAAACCATTGATGGTGTAGAAGTTCTTAGAGCAAAGGTAGTAGAATATAGAAAGGGTTCTAACCTTCTTAAAATAGGAGAGATAGATGGTACTATTAGAGAGAATGTTTTAATACGAAGTACATTAAGAAGTAATGTAGTATCAACAGTAAAAACTATATTTGTTACTACATTTGCAGAAGAGATTACTAGTTTCTATGATAACTTAGGTTATTATAATTCTGATAAAGGACGTTTAGGTGTATCTAATCAGAAACTATTAGATAGTGATTTCTATCAAGATTATTCATATGTTATTAAATCTAAAACTCCTATTGAACAATGGAGAGATTTAATAAAGTCTACTACTCATCCAGCTGGATTTAAACTATTTGGACAAGTAGATATTGAAACTGATGCTGCAGCATCAATGCCAGAGGAACTTCCAAAGGCATCTCATTTCAGTGTTATACAACTTTGGGATCCTGCAAAGAATACTATTACTGTTGAGAATACAACTCATGTAATAACTCAAACTACACAAAAGATAGAAAACACTAGAATTCGTAAGGGTGTTGGATCAGCATCTAATAGTGAATTCTTATTCAATGAGAATCGTGCTTTTGAGTTTACTATTAATGGTACATTTGATGGTTACTATGATGCTGATGGTAAATTACAAGGAACAACACAATTCCAAATTCTTAATGATCAGGGAACACCATTTACACCTGCATCAGCTAAAGGAATTATAGTTACTCTTGATGGTGTTATTCAAGAACCTGAAGTTGCTTATACTATTAGTGGTGATCAGATTACATTTGCTAATCCTCCATTAGGAGCAGGAAATAAAAATGGTATTGCTTATAAAGGAGTTACTTTCTACGGTAAGATATTCCAGTTTAAAGATAATCAATATAATACAAAATACTTAAAGAAAATTAGAAATATTTTCCAACGTAATGGAAGATGGATTGATGCTGCAAATCAAATTGAAAGGAATGCAGAGTTTATTATTAATGAAACTATTGGTTATGGTAAAGAGACTCATACATCATTAGATTGGGCAACCAAACAAGATGATTATGAAGCAAATTTAAGAGCAATCTTAGATGCTTATCAACATGATATTAGATTTGGTGGTAATGTTAAGATTATTGATTATTCTGATATTTTTAATAGTGATGATGATTATTTGTATATTCAAAACAACAAAACAAAAACAAATGATGTCTTTAGTTATGCAACTAGACTAGCAAAGCTTGCTATTAGAAATTGGGATTATACTGATGAGGCTGTTCTATATTTTGGTGGATCTAATACAGTAACAGTTAGTGATACTAGCAATCTTGCTGTTGGTATGTTTATAACTTCTGGTACTGCATTTACTTCAGGAACTAAAATCATATCAATTGATTCACCTACTCAGGTTACTTTATCTAATGTTGCATTAGCAAATTCAAGTCAATCTGGTGGTGCACCTGTAGGAGAAACTAGTATATCTGGTACTGATGTTGCAACTGGAAGTAACCCAACTAGCACTGCTATAGTAGCACCAGGTAATAGTTTCCAAGTAGCTGTTGGTGCTACTTATACAGTTCCAACTTCATTTACTGGTACTGGGCAAGCAACATTCTCTTGGAGTGGTGTGCAAAGAGGAAAGTTCTATAAGGGAGGTCAACTTATTGCACTTAATAGAGCATATATTCTTTCTACATCATTAAACTGGGCACAAACAACATACCCATCACTTAATTGGGGTGCTTCATCTACTAAGTGTGAGAGAGATCTAGGAATAATTCTTGATGCTTATGTTTATCATCTTCAATTTGGTGGTAATGAAAAAATTGTTGAAGCTGCTCAACTTTATTATACAAAGGATGATTATCCAGATTCAGAAAAGGTAAGTTACATTACTGATCAGTTAACAGAAACACTTGCTGTATTTTCTTATGCTAAGGATTTAATGATTCAAGCAATGAGAAATCAGTTACCAACAACTGATCCTGATGTTATTGTTGATAGTGAAAGTCCAGCATGTGTTGAAGTTGAAAGTACACTTAATACATTCAATGGAATTCTTAATACAATCCTTACTGAAGGTAAAGGTTTAGTACAGAAGGTATCTCAAGATCCTAATAAGAGAGGTAATTGGACTCCTACATTAACATATTCAAATTATAATATTATTCATGATCCACTATTAACAGGACAAGAATGTAATAATGTTATATCTGCAATTGATTCTCTTTATGAGAATTTAAGTGATAATATTTTAGAGAAATCTGTAACTAGAACATTACCAGATTTTGTTGATGGTGAGTCTAAAGAATTTGAATTATATTGGGATGATAATACTGCAGTTGATACTGATAAGGATGAAGATCTATTCTTAACAATTAATGCTGTACTTCAACGTCCTAAGTATACAGAATCATATCCATTATTTGATTCTTATTTAATAGATAGGACGGTCATTCCTAACAAAATTAAATTTGATGTTGCTCCTATTTGGGATCAAGATTTTGGAGCTAAGACAGTTGGTGAACCGACTGCAGTTGAAAAAGTAGTTGGTATTGGTGTTGGTAATTATAAGAGACTTACTATTGACTATAATTTAGTTGATGGTGTTAGAAACGGTCCTTTCTTAATTTTAGACGTAGAAGATAATACAGTACAAAGTATTGAATCTGAAGACAGCATGTATGTCTTCTTAGATGGTGTACTTCAAAGAAAAGGATATTCATACACAGTTTCTGGTCCTAACATTACTTTCAATGTTCCTATCTTGAAAGAGATGAAGGTTGACATTAGATATCTCTATGGTAGAGATGTCGGTCAAATTCTTAACATCTTTGATTATGCTCCAGATACATATTTTGCTAAAGCTAGATTTACATTTACTGGTCAAACAGGTGCATTAGATGATTACTTTAAGTATGCTTGGATGGGTGATAAGATTGGTAGTCCTATTCATGTATGGCAACCAATGGCAGATGGTACTATCAATATAATTGGTGAAATATCAAATCCATTTAGATCTGGAAATAATGTTGGATATGATTTGAAATGTCAGAATACTGTAATTGAATCTGGTAGACCTTTTGTATTTGCTGTTAAAGGAGCATATGACAGAACATATACCTTTAGCACTGAAAATATTAGTAATGAATTATTAGATTTCCAATTAGATTCTGTAGGAAGAAAGATATTAACCGATGATAATTCTTTATGGTTTGGTACTTTCTTAGGTAAAACACATAAGTATCCATTTGCATATCTTGCTAATAATGACAAGATAAGAATAGAAGGTGAAGAAGGATTTAGAAGAATTAAAACACTACCTAATGAAGCTACAAGTAAGGATGGTAGAGATAAAGAGACATTAACCGATGATATTTACGGTGTTGTCTCAGTTGAGACTTATACTGGAATCACGAGAGGAGAGGGTCTCTCAGTAGTTGCCACTATTGAGAATGGATCTATTACCAAATTAACATGGAACCAACGTAGTTATGATCCATTAACTCAACCAACTGCATATCAATATGAAACACCTCCAATATTGGAGTTTATTCCTGTTGATGGTAATGGTGGTGGTGCTAGTGCAAATGTACTAGTCAACAAAGGTCAAGTTATTAGTGTTGATCTACTCAATGGTGGTTATGGATATTCCGCAGCTCCAAAAGTAATTGTATCTAGAAGATATGATATTTTATCTGAAAGAGACATTGGTGTATCTTTAATCTATATTGGAGTTAACCCTGATGTTAATATCAGTGGAATGTCAGCAATTTCAACAGTTAATGTTCTTGCTAATCAAGTTGCAGGTGTTGATTCAATCAGTTCTGTTCCTATTAATAGTCCAGCAGATGCAGACCGTCATATTCATGACATAATTCAAACTGGTAAACCTAATGTAATTGCTGCTGATTCTGATGGCACTATGCCAACTGATGATGTACAACAACCTCCATCTGAGGGTGCTCAAATTGTTTATATTGAACCTGAACCTGTTAAGTATGAAGGAGAAGGTGGTGTATTAAAACTTCAGGATTCTGAAACTGTTCTTAAAGCTGAAGTACAGGATATTGTATCTCTCAACTCTATTCAAACAATGAGTAGACAAATAGTTGAGTATATTAATATTGAGATTGAAAACAATTCATTAGATAATGTTAATTACTTTGAGACTGCAGCATTACTTGATGTTGATCTACAAGTTAATGAGCATGTAGCATACATTGCTGATACAACCAAGTTTGATGGTTATGGATTATTGATGATTGGTAATGAGGTTGTTAAGTATCATGGTAAATTAGAAGATAGATTCTTAAGACTTCTTAGAGGTCAGCAAAATACAACTCCTCAAACATGGCCTGCAGGTACATACCTCAGACAGATTCCTGAGATTACAGTTGCATTTGGTGGTGTAGTAACAATTGACTCTGAAAGCGATGTTACTATGGTAAGTGCATCAGCTTCTGCTGGTGGTATTGAAAGGAAGACTCATAGACAAATTGAAACTCCTGCTGATTTCTCTGTAACAAGAGAAGCAACTGAAGTTGTTATTATTCCACCTCCAAGTGGTGTTATTGATGGATATGAAGAAACAGTATATCTTACTGATCCTATTATTCAAAGAAGTGGTAATGCTGTTGATGTCATTGATGTTGCAGATAGATATTATGTTGATAAGAGAGATGGATCTCAAGTAGAAATTATTAACGCAGTATTTGGAATATCATCAGAGTATATTGGTCAATATACTAAGACTAATGCAGGACATACCATATCATTCTTTGATGGTATATTTGATGATGGTACTGCTAAGGTTTCTGGATTGAGTATAGGATTGATGGATCAATACTTCCCAACTATAACTATTGCTGACTTTACTGAGAGAGCAGATTCTAGTTATAGTCTTGCTGGAGAGAAGTTTAACTTAGTTCCTCCATCTATTCAAAACCCAGTTGCATTCTCATCAAGTGCTTCTGGTACTATTGGTGGTTCTGTAGTTGTAGCAACAACTGCATACTTTGCTGATGAAGGATATCTATTACACGATAGTTTCGGTTCACTCAGCGTTATAAAATATACAGGAAAGACAGCGACACAGTTTACTGGATGTACTGTAGAAAGCGGAAGTACAAGCATTGAAAACAATGCGACTATCATTCCGTATCAAATTAGCTAAATATTGCTATAAATATAAATAACTCAGGCACAAACTACAAATCGTCGGAACAGAAAAACAATGGCTGCTATTATCTCTGATAAGTTTAGGATCTTTAATGCTAAACAATTTTTAGAATCTCTCACAGAAGGTCCCAATGACACTAGTGCAGAGCGATCTAGAATGTACTTCTTTGTGGGAAGACCACAACCATGGAAAGCATATTTGGAAGTATATTCCAAAAACTCAACGGCTTTTGTAGTTGGTAACGAAGTGTATGTTGGAACGTATGGTTCCACTACTTTCCGTGCCACAGTTGCTGCAGTTTATGATAGTGCCCTCCTTTTGACCGACGTTTTTGGCAGCAACGGTATAAATTCCGCACCAGCTCTTGGTTCAGACCTTAAAGGTAGAACTGGAGGTGCTGGTGGATCCGACACAGGTGCTGAAGCAAAGTCTGGTGTATATCGCTACGCTACAGAGGATGTTCCACCTCTACCACTAGACAACCAAAGAGAAAAGATTAATCTATATGACGAATTGATTGCTGCCAAGCGTATTACTAATTCATTTGCACGTACTGTAATTCGTCGTTATAACTGGGACTTAGTTGCTAACCCTAAGTTTGACAGTTGGAAACCTGACTATTCTGCTACACCAGGTGGCGGTGGTCAAATAGGTAAACAGTCAGCATCTGGTGCAAATAGTATTGCTGATTCTAAGTTCTATGTAATGAACTCTGCATACGAAGTATTCAAGTGTCTTTATAATGGAGAGGATCCTTCTAACACAACTGGACAAAACGCTACTGAAGAACCAACTACTGCAGGTGGTAACTATGCTTCTGCTACAGGTCTTTATACAGAGACAACTGGTGCTAAGTATATTTGGAAGTATATGTACACCATCCCAACTGATGATGTATTGAAGTTCCTTTCTTCAGACTTTATGCCAATCGTTCTTCCAGCTAACGCTTCTAGAACTGCTGTTACTGGTGCTGCTGTTGCTGGTGCTGTTGATGTTGCTTTGATTGAAGATGCTGGTGCAAACCTTCCTGCTTCTCAAACTCTATACACTGCAGTTCAAGGAGATGGTACAGGCGGTAAAGTTAAGTTTGTAACTAATGGTGCTGGTAATATTACATCTGCTGAGATAGAAGCTCGTGGATCAGGTTATACATATGCTAATGTTCTTTTAGGTAATGGTAACTTATTCTCTAACTCAGGATTGTCAAGTGCTGTAACAACTGGTGGTTCTGCAACTGGTTCAATTGAAATTGTTCTACCTCCTGAAGGTGGTCATGGTGCAGATCATGAGACAGAATTGAATGGTAAGCGTGTTATGACAAACATTCGTCTAACATATGCTGAAGGTTCTGGAGACTTCCCTGTAGATAACGACTTCCGTAGAATTGGTATTATTGCTGATCCATATAACTATGGTACAACAACATTTGCAACTGCTGATACATTATCTGGATTGAAAGCAGTTAAGATAAGTGGTGCAACCGCAGACTTTAGTGTTGATGAAAAGATTACACAAACCGTAACTGGTGGTACTGCAGAAGGTACAGTTGTATCATGGACATTAGATAGTGGTTCAACAACTGCTGGTGTTCTTAAGTACATCCAAACAAATGATGCTCATACCGATCAAGGTGTTGTAAGAGCTTTTGAAAGTAATGGATCTAACGCTATTACTGGTGAAGCTTCTGCTGCTTCTGGTACAGTAAATACAAGTTATGGTAGTGCACTTTTAGGTGTTACATTCGCAAGTGGTCTTGCTACTCCTGAGATTGAGAACAACTCTGGAAACGTAATATACGTTGAGAATAGAAGACTAATTACTCGTGCTCCTGACCAAATTGAAGACATTAAGTTAGTTATTGAGTTCTAACACCCTCGCATCTCTGCTAAATACTCCTGAGAGAATACTAGTATAACTGGTGGAGTAGAGATGCCTCAGAAGACCAACCTGAATGTAAGCCCTTATTACGAGGATTTTGATGCGAATAAGAATTTTTATAAAATTCTATTTCGTCCAGGATACTCTATTCAAACAAGAGAGTTAACACAATTACAATCTATTCTACAGAACCAAGTAGAAAGTTTTGGTAAGTATGCCTTTAAACAAGGTGAACTTGTCATACCTGGTGAAGTAGGATTAAATACGAAAT